ATAGTCCCTGACCGTTATCTCAAGCTGGCGGGTCCAGCGGTAGAACGTCCCGATACCTATCCCCAGGTCGGCGCAACAAGCATCGACCATGTCCCTCCGGGCGCGGTGTTTCTCCAGATGCGCCCGGAGGATGGCCTCGATCGGCATATGGTGCTTGAGTTCCAAGACTTGCTGGGTGGGCGTTTCGTTTGCCATTTGCTCTCCTTTCGGTTAGTCCTCTCTATTATAAGCCTAGACACGCGGTTTATCTATTATAGCATCGTCAGTTTTAGGCGTAAATATCGTTATTTATCAATGGTGCAAAAACTATGGTTAAGGTAGTAAAGTACCACTCGACCTAGAAAAACGGCTGTATGGGCCTCTCAGAGCGACGGTTTTTTAAGAATAGTATAAAATATGCCGTCTGAGGTAAAAGAGTCTACCATTAAGGGAAAACTCGTAGCTATAGCGATAGACTTTTAGATAGGACTCCGCTATAATTGAGGCAGTAAAACAAGGAGGAGTAACCGAGGACACCATGCCTTACAGAAGCCGCAAACAAGACCGCGACCAGAGGATAGCGAACCGCATCGCTGATTCCTACAAAGGTCGCAAGCGCACCAAGCCCCAGCACAAGTCAGACACCAAGGCTCTCGCAATCATGGAACAAAATCCTGGCATGACATATTCGGAAGCCCTTGACGTAATAATCCGACAAGAAATAGCAGTAAATCAAGAGGGGAGGACACCATGACCAAGCGAATCGAAGTGACCGAGTACCAATGCAATCCAACAACCTTCGACCTGGAGGAGTTCGTCACGGCTCAAACCATCGACGGGATGGGCAACATTTTAGGGCTAGATGAAGGGCGGATGTTAGACGAGGAGATTGACCGCCTTCGTAATCTGGCCGTTGGCGATACCATGCCGTTGGGAGACCCGGAAGCCGGGCTTACGGTAGTACGGTTGACTGATAATCAGATAAAGACACTCAACATTAAAATGGACGGCGACCTGATCGAAGATGTTCCTCTGCATGAATATCTGACCGACGAAGAAAGCCTGACCATTGACGAGATGTACGCCTTGAATACGCTGGAAGTCGGGGAGACCTTTGAGATGGGCGTCCATTTCGGCTTCGTAACCTTTACCCGAATGACCTAAACCGCCCCGATGATGGCTAGGGTGGCACTCTAGCCGAAACTCTACGAGTCGGCGGAAGCCAAATAAAAAAGAGGTGGGAATCTAATGGCTGGAATGACGAAGGAATCCATACAACTGAAGAACGTCAAGATCGCATGGCATATGTCCGAAGGAACAACGGCCTTCACCGCAAGCCTATATATAGATGGAAAGAAGGCAGCGGATGTAAAGAATGAAGGGCGTGGGGGAGATAATCATCCCCGGTTCATGGACCGTGAACTGGAGAAGGAATTCAAGGAATTTTGTCTGACCATCCCATATCCCGGAGAGTCCTACTCCATGACATATGACTCGTTCATCGGCCAACTTCTCACCGAATGGATCGAGAATGATGATTGGAAAAAGGCCTGCAAGAAGGGAATCGCCTATACCCTCACAAGCCATAAGGATGGGGAATACATGCTCTGGAAGGTGCCATATTCTCCAACCATGGCTGAACAAGTCCGGAAACAATACTCCGAAACCGGGAATCTCAAAGAGATCATCAACGAGCGTTTCCTTTAATCCGTCCTGATGAGGCCCGGTGGCTCCGGGCCGAAACCCTCTCCGGAGGGTAGGCGATAAGCCCAAGGAGATTGAGATGAAAGGCAAAATGGCAACCGTCAACAAGGAAGGATTTACCAGTTGTTGCGAGGCAATGACTACTTTCAGCGATAGCGTCGAATGTTGTAAAGGTTGTTGGGAGGAGGTCATATCCGATGATGTCGGCTATATCTTGATAATCCCACCGGAGGAAGAATGACCCAACGAGGACGACCACGCCAACAAAGTGCGCTCTGGTCGAGCCGTAAGAGGAAACGGAGAAAGATCAAGGAACGGCTGGACCTTGGCGGGGAGTACACCGAGGCCGATGGGACGGTCTGGCGATATCGGGCCGACCTGATCAACGCCGAGCATCCGGCGCCCGTCCAAGTGGGCGAGGCCATTTGGTTCGATCTGGAGTCAGCCCTGGATGCGGAGGTATAGAGATGGCACTTGATGACTATTCCTATCCGACAAAACATCCAAGCCTTGAATTTCATTGTCCGGTAACCCAGGAACATATCTCGTTAGGTTTTGGCTATCTATCCAATGAACCCATGATGACCATATTTAAGGGCGATGAGATAGTCGCAATGGTGCCAAGGGAGGTGCTTATCGCCGCCCTTCAGGATGGATGGGGAGGGACCGGGTCTGGATGGTGGGTCGATCCCGCCAATAATTAAAGGAGGTAAGAGATGAAACTATTAACCAAAGAAAACTTGAAGGCTCTGCCGGCGCAGGGATCGACAATCGGACAAGGGATGGATGCAATCGCACAGGTTAAATTCTTTACTCCGTGGACAAAATGGACTTGGTACGCCGTCGAATATAATCCCGATTGCCGGTTGTTTTACGGTCTCGTAGACGGCCTTGAAAGGGAATTGGGCTATTGGGGGTTGGAAGAATTGGAGGATGCGGTCGGCCCCGGTGGTCTAAAGATTGAAAGGGATCGATACTTCAACCCAACCGCTCTACGGAATCTATAAATCCTACCACTAAGCCCTCGGCATTGCCGGGGGCTTTTCTTTTGCAAAAAAACAACGGCCCCGGCGGGGAGGTGGTTCCGCCGGGGTCGCTGCTCAAGGAGTGGGGTAGATGAATTCTAGGCGTTGGCGTGGTCTTCCAGGTGATGAACGAGGCCGGACCGGAGCTCCCGGATATCGCGTTTGATCTCTCCGCTATCCTCTTTCAAGGTGTCCAACTTAGCCACCAGTACGCGGTATCGGTCGGACTGCCCGTTCTGCCGGCGGGAGATTATAGCCCAAGCCACGACCACGACCAGGACTCCGATGGGTCCGACTATCTCGGCCAGGACTCCCAGGTCTTCCATTTAGGATTCCTCATAAATCCAGACACAGACTTCGCCCTCATCGTCAACCTCACAAGTTAGCGTTTCCAGGTTGATTGATACCTCGTAAGGGCCGTCGAAGCCTTGGATCGTATGGACGAGTGAGCGAGCGGCAAGCTCTTGAAGGTCTGCCGCAAAATACTCGTCCCGGTGTTTACTGCCGGGATTGTCAGGTGCTTCATGCAGACCTTTCGCATGGCCCACGCAGTTACAGTTTGCGTCGGAGAGGATCTGGTTCATTTCCCAGGCCCGGACCGCGATGTCCTCCGGCTCGGCGTCCTCCATCCTCCCGGCAATGGGCGTTATGGTCCCTGGCTTGCCATCTTCAATCAATGCCATTTCTGGGAAAGTCCCGCGGGTTTTACGCATTGGTCTGGACTCCTGTGATGGCGACTCTGGCTGAACCCGCCACATCCTTAAAATATACGGCATTATTGATCATCCAGCCTAGATTGTAAGCGGCCATATTAGTCGATGCGACCTCGCTATTCAGCCCTCCAGTCGTGGTGCTCAAAGTGTACACGGCGAGGGAAGCGGAGCCGTCGTATATCGACGGAACCTCCGCCGCGGTCTGGAATGACACGGACGTCACTTTTTCCTCAACTCCCGAGGAGGGTTGCCGAACTTGCCCGCTGGTTTTGAACTCTGCGAACATATCGCCAATAGCCATCATTACGCTCCTGTCTGCACACCGGACACACCGGCATATTCGGCGGTTCCTAGTTTCCTGAGATACAGGCTGTTGGTAACACCCAGCCTCGTATTATAGACATTGTGGGATATTTGAGAATTGTCGGCATGTGGCAGAGAGGTATAGGTGGAAGGGCGGATGATGTCATCATCGTTACTTCCGTCGTAATAGTGCAAATCATTGGCTCCAGTCGCACCAGTGGTCACGACGAACGTTATCATAACCTCAACGCCAGCCGAGGGTTGATAATTTGTGACACCTGTGCCCATCAATAGACAAACTGCGTCTCCAATAGCCATTCAGCCTCCAAGTAACGTGATATATGCGAAGTCTGTAGCGGCCAGGGCGACACCGCCACCAGCCGCGGCTCCCCATTTAACCCCAGTTGTCTCCCCGGAATCGGCGGTCAAGACCTGGTCATTTGAGCCGACTGCCAACATCTGCGGAGGGCCGGAACCGTCGCCGATTAGGATTTGGCCCTTGGTCGTTTGCGTGACCATCGTCACCGCCGAGGTGCTATTCCCGATGAGGATGGCCCCGGTCGTCAAGCTGGTCTGGCCGGTGCCGCCGTTCCCTACCGGCAGGGTCCCGGAGACTCCCGTCGCCAGAGCTACTTGCGCCCATGCCGGATTATTGCTGGACCCGGTATTGGTAAGGGATCGCGTGGCATTCGCGTCCTTGGCTAGTCTGGCCGGCGTGTTGGCTCCCGACGCGTATATCACATCACCTTGACTGGACATGACCGCCGGCGCAGTCACGTTGAGATTATCACGAAGGTGCGTGTTCAAATCAGCCGCCAAAACGACATAACCAGAGGCCCACGTTTTTGGTGTCGTCCAGGCCATTCTAAGCTCCTATGCCGTGGTCGGTATTTTCTTGTTTTAGCGTTGCCAGGGTCTCCCCTGGTTCCCAATTCCGGTTGACCGCCTCGGCAGGGTTGCGCCCGTTCCAGGGCCGTTTGAGTAACTCGGCCTCGATGGCTTTCCGGTTGGACGGGACGGTCACCTGGAACCATTTCCCATCATTATGGTTGTTCCCACATTCCACGCACATGAATACCAGCTCGGAGAGGTCAACAACGAGGGCGCTATTGCAGCCCGGACAATCCACGATCCACCGGCCATGATTGATCCGGGCCGCTACCGTACCGGAGGTGTTGGCCTCGGTCGGTTCCGATAGTGGGCCGAATCCCATCCCCATATACATCCGCTGGACCATCGTCAGATACGGTTCCGGCTGGAGATCTTGGTGCTGGACGATGTAATCATCTGCCATCAGTAAGCCAGCCTGGTCGAGGTTCCGAGGGCCGAGGTATTCAGCACCCAGAAATCACTGAACTGGACCGCGTCCGACAGGAGGTATGTCACCTTGTGGAGGCGGTCGGCGGTTATCTGGTGATTGACCGCTTCGATGAAGAAGTCCCGGTCGATGGAGAGGTCCGCGGTATTTTCGGCGACCACGGTGACGCGCTCCGATATGTCGCGGTCCAGCATCTCGTTGATCGCGTTGGTGTCCCGGTTGGCGAAGTAGGTCATACGCAGGACGGCGGTCGGGTCTTTGTAGATCGAAAGGTTGAAGTCCGCCCAGTCCAGCGCCTCGCTCGTATCGGGTATGAACTTGGTACGGCTCGGCCAGGTGCGTTTCCCGAATGCCGTCTTACTGGTCGCATCCTCTTGTTTGATCGAGGCCGGGTCGTCGGCGCTGATAGCCGTCCCCCTGGCCTGGAGTTTGGTGATGTAGGCGGTTACGCTCCCGTTGTTCGTGAGAGTGATTTCCATCGTTTCGGAGGACTTGCTGACCGAGATCCCGATGTCCGAGGTCACGTTAGTGCCGGACCCATCGGCGGCAGCGTTGGCCGTCATGTCCGTAGTCGAGGCGGTGGTCGTCCACACGGCGACTCCCCTGGCCGAATTGACCGTGGCCGAGGTCGGATATCGGGCGATATATGTCCGGGCCACGCCGGGAGAGATGGCCGGGGAGCTGGCGCCGGTCTCCGAGAGGGTCCAGAGGACGGCCACGCTGGCGGTCGTGTAGGTCTGGACATCACTCTCAAAAATATTGAATATATGGGGTAATGGATCATCCATAGTGAGGCCGGAATATACCCTGGCCGCACCGGATGCGTCGGAATAGGTCGCCTGGCTGGTCAGCCCCACGCCGGCCAACCTGTGATGGCGGTTATCAAAGATGATCTTGCCATTCTTCCCTTCCCGGATGAATCCGCCCTCGGTGGACTCGACCTCCTGGAGAGACGGGACGGTATAGGTCGCGGACTTCCAATAGCGCGTGATGGTCGTCTTGCCGGTGTCCAGGGTCCGGTAGCTGCTGCCGGCGCCCCATCCGGCGGCGTCCAGGATGTCGTCCACTACCTGGTCGGTGCGTTGGGAGGTCACCATCGCCACCTCGATCTGGTCGAGGTTGATCTGGCCCAGCGGCCCGGTGGCCTCAAGGATGGCCGTAGCGTCCCCGCCCAGGAATACTTGCGGCGTGATCCGGGTCAAGAAGCCTTGCCAGATGGCCTGGTCGCTTTGGGTAGTCGAAGTCCCCAGGAGCCGGACGGGACGACCTGGGAGGATGTTGCCATATATAGGCGAGTCGGAATTGAACTGGTTATAGTCCCCGGACCGATTGTCTAGCGTAGCTGTGAGTTTGCCGGCCTTGCACTTGCCGGTCAACTGGCTGGCCCGGTCCCGACCGAATGAGCAAGTGATACCGCGGACCCGGCCCATGTCGATCTCCTCGCCGGTGTCTCCCCAGTCACCGTCGTTGTTCCAGTCCACCTGTAATTTATACGTTGCAACGACCATTAAGCCCTCGCCAATACGCCGGAGAATCCGCCGCCCAGGACGGCGTCCCGGATGACCGAGGTGACTTTCTGCTCAAAGTCATCCATGCCGTTGATGTCCCCGTTGATGACGAGATTGACGGTCATACCGGCGCCACTTCGGCCCAATGGGACGACCGCTTCCGGGCCACTTTCTCCAAGCATCGCCAGGGTTGGGCGGCTTACGATACCACCCTTTGCCAGGCTGGGAATCTCCGGGATGTTAGGCATCCCGACCGAGAATCCGCCGACTCGCCCGACCAGGGGAATATCCACGCCAGGCACTCTGATCTTGATTGAGTTGATCCCCCGGATGAATAGGTTAATCGCCCCGATCACGCTGTTTATCCCGCCCTTGATGCCGGCCACCAGCCCATCCCAGATGCCCAGGATGGTCGATTTGACCGTCCGGAATGTCCCTATCAAGGCACCGGTGACCGTGTCGAAAGTGGCCTTGATGCCGTTCCAAATCTCTTCCCAGTTATTCTTGAGGAATATTATGGCTTTAATCAGTGGGCCGTATGGGAGAATCCATCCCAGCTTGCTGTTATAGATGTCCGTGATCTTGGTGAAGACCTTGCTCACGATCTCTTTGATGAAATTGAAGACGGTGTTGAAAGTGGCCTTCAGAACGTCCAGGGTCTTTTTGAGGGCGTTGATGATGGTGTCCCAATTCTTCCAGATCAGGATGCCCGCCGCAATCGCTAAACCAATTCCTATAATGATTGCTGTTAATGGAAGCATCGCCACGTTGAGACCCATGAAGGAGAAGGTCGAGGTCAGGGTGATCCCGTTCAATAATCCCATGATGCCGGAGAAGCCCATAACCACCGGACCCGTCGCCATGAGTATCGGAGCCAACAACGATGCTTTCTCGATCAGCGCCCCATTGGCAAATGCCAGGTCCGATAGAGTGGATTTGAACTTATCCATGACCGTCTTGGTCGAGGCGTGGGCGTCGGCGTTGTCTTGGATGACGCCGGTCGATTCTTCCAGCTTGGTCCGGTAAGTGGCCAACTGAGACTCGTTCAAGCCTAGTTGTTCCAACACGCCGGCGAGGCCGGTCTCGGATTTCTCCAGGGCTTCTTTGAACTCGGTCCGGGCAGTCCTTGCGGTCAGGCCCAACTCCCGCTCCATCGTGGTCATAATGACCGCGGCCTCATCGACCGAGAGACCCATCGCGGACATTTCCGGAGCCAGCTTCGATATACCGTCAAGGAACTCTTGGACCGTGGAGGTGCTTTCCTGGGTGATTAACCCGAAGGCTCCGAGGAGCTCGCTTTCATTCCCGACCTCGATGCCCACAGCCGCCAACGCCGCGCCGGACTTCGCCAATGCCTCAGCGGATAACCCGGTGGCATCTCCGACCGTATCCCAAAACGCGGCATACTGTTTGAGAGCGTCGGCGCTATCAAGACCTTGCTGCGCTCCCAGTGTCATCAATTGGAGGGCCGAGTCCAATGGGAATGTGGCGTTGCTGAGACTGGTCGCCATGCCCCGGATCTCTTGCTCGGACATTCCGGTCGCATTCGCCAGCTTCCGACTTGACTCGGTCAGCCCTTGTTGAGACTTAGCCAAGCCCTCGATCCCGACACCCAACGCCGTGATACCGAGGCCGATGGCCTTCCGGTTTTTGACGATGCTATCCTTCATGCCCTGGAAGCCGGTTTTTACCTTCGTGATTCCGGCCTGGGCATTCGATGTGTCGGCAGTAACCTTTATTTCAACGTCGTTAGCCATCGCCCTCTGGTTGTCCCTCCTGGACTATCGCCACCATCCGGAGGATCGTCGCGTCCTCCTCCATGAGTTGGGACGGTAAACAGGAATATCTCTGGCAGAGACCGTCAATCAATTCGGCCTCTTCTAGTTCCCACGGCTTGGTTATTCGGTTTCCATCGCGGTCGATGCCGCCGCCAACGTGCTTATATCTCCGGATTGCCCGGATAAAGGGCTCGGCACTCCGGCAACCTCCTCGACCCAATGCTGGACGACCAGGTTGGCGAGGTCCAAAGGTATCATCAGCATCCCATCCCCATCAGCCGAGAGCGGAGCGCCATCGGCATCTTCAAGGTTCCAGTCCATCAGGACAGTCTCACCGAATAGCCGAGCCATGCCCTCTTGATCCTCGCCTTGGGCCGATTCGCGCAGCGCGATGAACTGGGCGAAGCTGACGCTCAATAGGACCCGTATCTCGGCCCCGTCGTAATCAGTACCCTCAAACGTGATCCGGGCAGTCCTCTCAGGGAGCCGAAAGCCCTTCTTGGCTTTCACTCCATTGACCGCAACCATTTAGGCCCACGTCGGGACGGCGCCTCCGGATAAAGCGCCAGGAGCCGACCAGGTCAACTCCCCGGAAGACGACCGGCTCAAGGCGTAGTCGGAGAAGAACGCCTCGCACGCTAGGGTCTGGCCGGAGATTGCCATGGTCACCGTTCGAGCCACAGAGGACGACGGGACCGTCTTAAACACATCGTGGCTCATATTAGAGGCATCGTTAAAGACCCCGTTGAAAGTGACCGAGAAGTCCGCCAGGAGCAATAGCCGTTCCCTGGCCGACTTGTCGAGGCCGGTGATATCTTGTTCTTCTCTCGGCGTGGCGAAATCCAGATTTGTGATATCGTTGCTGATCGTCCTGGCCGACCCGGCTGAATCGTCCACTATCACACTGAATCCTAGTCCTGATTCCTTTGCCATAACGTCCTCCTAATTCCTAGCCTTTATCTGATATAGGTCGTCGTTCATACTGTCCAGCCATTCCAGCGGAGCCATCACTAGGTTATCACGCCAGAGGATAGGGTCCCGCTCGACCGGCGTCCTATGTTCGCCGGCCCGACCTTTGAAGCATTCCTGGCCTGGTTCGAAGATGAACCGGATAAGCTGGCCCTCAGATTCCTCCCGGAAGCCCATGCCAGACCGCCGGATATATCCAGCGTTGACGGTATCGTTGGCCGGCAAAACGGTCTGCCATCCTTTCAAATATTGACCACATCCCACCTCCCGGCAAGATGCCTCCCGCCAATGGGTATCCCTTGGTCTTGCGGCCTTCCAATGGGTCGTCATTTGTAGTTCCCGTATTCCCGGCGCTCGATCAGACCGGACTCGCCGAGCTCGTAAAGCACATCCGCGAAGCCTTGATGATCCGACATGATCTGGCGCATCTCGTTCTCGACCACCGCCTGCCGGGTCACTATGTCGGATACCCTATCAGCCATCTCGGTGTCTAACTCCCGGTCTCTGATCGATTCGATGGCCGGACCGTATTCCTCCATCACCCACATGACCTTTGTCATTGATTCCTCGGCTTGGATGGCAAGGTCTTGGACCCTCTCGACCAGGTCGGCATCGTCGTATTGGGACTGCTGCAATTCCTCGATGCTCCCGATGGCCGCGTCTATATTGCCCCGGAGGGTCACGACCCAACCGATCAGTCCGATGACGATGATCGCCACCGGGATCAGACTGAGACCAAGCTGGAGAGGTTTCATGTCACCCGCTCCCAGACCGCGCCGTCAGCCGAGGTATAGATCAGGATCTCCCGGTGATCACAACGGCAGCAGACCCGCCCGGACCAGCCCTCAAGACGCCAATCGTGGAGACCGATAAAACAGAGGATTCTCATAACGTGGTCAACTGCTCCTTCCGGTGTTCCAGCCGGTTTATGATCCCGGCCAGCATCAACCAACTGAATCCGATCCCGATGGCGTATGCAGCCCACCAGGGCAACGGCAGCCACCGGCCAATGCTGATCAAGGACACGTCCTCGATGAAGTGGACCCCCAGCGCCATCAGTGTGGCGCCGCTCGTCATGGTCTTTAAATATCTCATTCGGCTTCTAGCAATTTGCTACTTATTCCGGCGAGGAACCCGAACACGGACCCCGCCACGCCGGTGATGATTTCTATACTTTGGAGTTGCCAGGCGATGAACGAGATCGTTATCGCCACCACCGTTCCGCAGACGATGGATAGGAAGACCTGTGGCCTGATCTTTGAAAGTAGGACGTTCATCAGCTAACCTTCAGGCACCAGATGCACATGGCCGGATGTGACCCGCAGCCACATAGCTGCCATTGATGTATCCCAAGATGGCAGTTCAGCCAGCGGACCAGTTTGTTCTGGCGGCGTATCACTGCACACTACCTGACCTTGATCGGGCGGTCTTGCATCGAATTATTTATAACTCTTGAAGAAACACTGCTTCCGATGACGCAACTGGCCGAGTCCACTCCACTCCCGTCACCCACGCGGTTCGAATTATTTATGGTTGCCGTGCCTATCTTCATGCGGTTGAAGGAGGCCGCGCCGTTCCAGGCGGCGAGGTTTTCGATGATCAGATTTTCCACGTAGGCTCCTGAATTTCCCGTGATATGGACTTGAATCCGATCGGTAATGGTGGAGTCCACCTCATAGACCGAGGCTAGCCTCTCTGACGATAAATCCAAATCAGGGATCGTATTTGAAACAGTGGCCGACATGGTATGACCGTCGCACAACATCCCTATATTGAGCGTCCCTACCTCTGAGTTTTCCCAGGCAAACGTGGGAAATGAACTGTTAGTGATGGTCAGATTGCCCACCCACAAGTAGGCCGCTGCACCTGTCACTGCCGTGGTCAGCGGGGAGATGTCCAATGCCTTGGCGATGCCAGTGCGGCCAACGTCGGAGTTCTTTATCCTTAGCGTCGATATACGGACCCCGTCGCCGAGTCGAATGGATAAGGTCTGCGACTCCGTCCCGTCCGGGTAGTCCGGGTTTTTCTTTCCCATCGTCTGAAGTCCATCGGCGGTGACCTGGTATTCGGCTGGCTCCGGCCAGTTATAGGTCGAACTGGTAACATCCTTGATCGCGAAATAAAGGCCTACGCTGACGGCTGCGGCACTGACCATGATCGCCATCACCACCACCGTCGTCACATGACGGTTGGCGAATCCCACCGAGAACCGTTTGAACGCCGGCATCCTGAAAGACGGGATTCGCCGGTCCCCGACCATTCGGCAGATTTTCTCAAATAAGGTCATTTTCCATTCCCATCGGTTTTGAATAAACTAGCGAGTATGGCCGTTACCGGGATAGTAAGGATGGATAAGGCCAGGAGTAGGGGCTCGATATTCTCCAGGACGGCCATCGATGTACTGGCTGAAATTATGATGCGACTCCCCAAAAATAACCAAACAAAAACCACGGGTGCCGCGATTACGAGGCGGACGATATCCCCGGAAGTCATTTGAATTTTTTGATTCGGATCTTCCGGCTTGTCCGGTTTCCGTTCTTCCTCGGCCATTCATTACACCCACGGGACCTTCTTCCCTCCGAAATACGGCCTGGCGTGGCCTTCTACACATAACTGATCGTTGCAGTTGATCTCGGCGCCGTCCCGGTCCATGGCGAATACTATCCCCAACACCCGCCCGAACTTCCCCTTCTCTTTCGAGCATTCGATCCTGATCTTCTTCCGGGTCAGCATCTCCTTCAATCGGGCGCTGGAGGCTTTTCCAAGAGCCTTCTCCGCCAGGTTCCGGGTCCGGGACTCCGGCGTGTCGATGCCTAACATCCGGACCCGCGCCTTGTGCCAGACGCTGAATCCAAGGTCGATATTCACGTCGATGGTGTCGCCGTCCACGACCCGCAAGAGTTTGCATTGATAGTCGAACATGATCTTTTACGGGTTCAGTGAGACGTCATCTTGGAGGGTGCCTCTCCTAGTGACCATGCAGAAATCGCAGTTGCTGAAGGTGCCGGTGGTCGATACCCGGAGATATCGCAATATCGCCCCACTGAGCGTCAACCTCTGAGCGGTCGGAGCCGCGGCAGCGGAGACCGCCACGAAACCTAAAATATTTGCGAACGTCACATTATCGGCTGATTGCTGGATGTTCACGGTCACCGTTCCGGAATCGACATCGGTGACTGATAGGATGCCCACCAGCCCATATCCCGTTGTAGCCCCATCGTCCCGGCTGTCCGAAACGGCTGCCGACGAGTGGGTCTCCTTGCCGGTCGTGAGGGTGTTGCCCCATTCCAGGGGCTCCCCCGATGCGGCCTGGGTGTCAATCGTGAAAGATAACGACCCATCCGTCCCTCTGGTCCCGTCGTAATTCAATTGCTTGGCGACCAGGCAGGCGGCAACATCCCCGCGGGTCGCCCCAAAGGCCCAGGTCACGATCCGGTCGGTGGTCGGCAGACCTGAGAAGGCAGCATGTTCTTGCTCGGTCGCATCGTTGAACCAAGACGAGACCCCCAGGTTCCCATCCGATAACCCAACGAACCTCTCGTGGGCCGAGGCGTTCAGAGCCGTTGCGTCCAGGAGGTCGCGTGGTGATCCAGCGTTATTGATTGCCGCAACATCCCCACTCAGGTCGTAGCCGTTGACGAATATCTGTTGGCCGAGTCCGCTTTTCTTTGCCATTTCCTCTCCCTATGGAGTGATGGTCACTTCCTCATAAATCTGGATGTCAAAAGGGATCGTCGCCGTCCTATATAAAGCCCCGCCCATATCGAGCGTTGCGACCGTGGCTGACCCGACCGTGGAGTCGGTGCAATTATCATCAAGGTTGGCGTCGGAGCGGAGTTTGGAATCCACCTCCACCATCGCGTCCCATAACTCCAGTTCGATGCTCTCCCGGACATCTGCCGACGCCTGGAGCCGGAAATAAGCCCGGACCATGATGGTCGTGGTCGAGCCGATATCCCCCAGGGTCTGCCATCCGTTGGTCCGCGCCTGGACCCAGTACGCCAGGACCGGAGTCCCGGACAACGCCAGAGGCTCGGCCCGTATGACCGCGGTGAATACCGGATCGGTGATGGTCGATAAAAGCACATCGATCCTGTCCAATGCTCCCGACCGGCTCAATCGAATGCCTCGATCAAAGCCCCGCCGATGTATTTATGATATAAGGCGGCCTTGTCCCGTTCGATGGCGGCGGTGGCCTTCGCAAACATGCCATACAACGCCTCGATCTTCGGGGCATAGTGGACGCCGCCGGCGTTGAAAACGGCCAGATTATCGGACGGTAGACTGGCGGCGACCCGCCGCTTGAGGTCGCGGGTATGGGCGCCGTGGCGTTCGCTTTTACTAGACTGCCAATACTGCGAGGCCGGAGGCCCATACAACTGGTCTTTGACCTTGTTGGCCCCTTCCAGGGTCGCAATATCCAGGAGCCCCCGGTTGACGATTCCCTGCATGGCCCGGAGTCCAGTTCCGTCAAAGACAGGGCCGGTGACCTCAAAGTGGACGCCGAATGGTTCAGCCATCAGAAGATCACCCCGTTGCTCGTCCCGGTCACCCGGAAATCCGCCAGGGTCATCAGCACCGACCGGACCTCACTCTCGGCCACCGTCATCGACATCTCCCCGGCGCCGATACTCCCAGCCGATCCCAGGTCTCGGTTGCGGAATGTCAGCTTCGCTATATCGAGACACGCTTGGACGACGAGCTCCGGATAATCGTACCGGGTCAAACTCGCTCCTCCCGAATGAGTGGCCGCCGTCGTCCCGTTGACGCCACGTTCGACCGTCAAGGTATTGCCGCTGATAGCGGTTATATAGAGTTGTTCAGAGTCGATCAAGATGGCCTGGGCCGGTCCCAGATCGGCGGCGCTGGTCACGCTGATGGAGGTCGCCGTCGTGGAGCCTATAGCGTCCGCCGTCGTGACGGACAATGTGTCCGCGGTATATCCCCAACTCCCCAGGATGCTCAAGGTCTGCTGGCCGGCGTCCAGGGTGTTCGATGTGTCCTCGTTCAACTTGAAGATGGTTTTGGGCGCGGAGTTGTAAGGCATCAGAAAGAAGTCGTTGGCGTAGCCTTCGGTCAAGACCGTACTCGCCCCCCGGTCGGTGTCGTCGTATGCCGTCACCGTTGTCGTGGAGACCAGCCAGCCGTCCAGCGGGATGACGTTTGCCAAGGCGACCGTGGTGGCGATGGCGTCCGTCCCAGCTAATACCGCATATTGAGGAGACTGGACCAACGATCCGGACCCGATGTCATAAAGCCGAGTCTCGGTTAGCGGCCCAAACGTCCCACCCTCACAGTAAAGATCGATCCGCCGGGACGCAGCTTCAAGGATTCGCCGGATGCTCCCGGCGTCACTCGTCCACCCGGAGGAGAACGAAGTCCCCGCCAGGTAGTCCCGGAGGTCGTCAGCCGTGGCATATGTGTGCCTAGTCGCCACTATTCAGTGGCCTCGGCTTCCACGGCTTCCTCGTCACCACCGGCGGACTTGTCCTCGACGGTGTCCTCCATCTTGTTCTCGGCGGTCCCGGCTTGCTTCTTGAAGTAATCGGGATTGGCTTTGAGGGTCGCCGCCGGAACGTCGTACTCCACGCCGGACTGGTAGGCGATCCCGTCCCCAGAAGAAAAGCTCTGGATGCAAGTTACTTTGGGCATATCGTCCTCCTTGGTTGAGGAGCGGGACCGTAGCCCCGCCCCCAGGTTGTACACGGCGTTGTCGCCGAATCGTCAGCTCTTTGTTACGCGGGAGCCGATGACCGCGGACCGCTGATTAGGCGGCGCGTGGGATCTTGAATGCGGCGGCGAGGCCGACTTGACCGTCACCGCGGCGGCTTGCGAAGAAGCCGACCTGGTCGTTGCCCATGTATAGACTGTCATTTCTCCGGATGGTGAAGCCCACCCGATCGAAAATATAGTAGGACTTGAAGTCTCCGAAGATGGCAATCTTCTCGGTGCTGGTAATGGTGCCGCCCAAGCCAGACGTTACATCGGTTAAGACGTTCCTCTTTCCGAGGATGAAGTCCGCCGGCGCGGCGGTCAGGCTTGGGATGCTATGGACCCCGGCGGCAGCTATAGCGATCGAGTTGACGAGCGCCGCGATGGAAGATTTCATAACCCACGAAGCATTCGCCCGGTGCTGTGCGTTGAGGGCGTAATAGGTCCCAATCAAGTCAGCCCCTACGACTGAGGTGGCGTTAGCCATCGTGTAGAACGCAACGTCCCCATCGGACATGATGCCGGCGTATTGGGTCGTATCATTTCCAGATATGATCCCGACGTCCTCAAACTGTCCAGCGGCCTCCTGGAATACCTGCGAAAGCAAGGCCGGGAGGTTGATGGCCGAGTCGTCCAGGAGTTCGCGGCTGACCTTGACCAGCCCTCCGGACTTCTCGATAGAGAAGGTCACCTGGCCCACGACCGGCGTGGACTCGGTCGGCGCCGCTTCCTCTGCTATTGCCGCCCAGGTCGCCGATGCCATGGTCGGGAGATACCCGTCCTTGGATGCGACCCGGATGACGGTGCAGATGTCCCGAAGCTGGGAGCCTGGGACTCCGGTGTCGTGAATAGTTTGGTTGATGAATTGCTCAGGCACGAAGAACCCGCCCTCGGCGTCGGTGTCCTCTTGCATGGCCTTGACCTCGTCCGGGCTGGCCGTCTTCCAGAACATATCCTCGGAAGGTGACCGAAGCCATTTGACGAAGGTATCGGACATGAACCGGGCCTCGTCCTTGACGTTGTCGCCCATCTGCTCCTGGACCCACAACGGCTGGGCCATCGCCGGCAGTCCCTTGATGAATGACGCCGGTTTATAATCGCCCTTGATCCTGGCGGTGCTGTCCATCGGGTCGTAGATCGCGACATCGTTCGATGTGACCGGGATGCTGTTCAGCGGTTGGTTGAATTCCCCGCGGAGCTTCCGGACCTGAGAGGCGGCGGCATCGGCCTGGTCAGCCTTCTCCATCGTGGATTGGGCTTCCTCGGCCAAACGCTGGAAGGTGTCCAATTCGCCTTGCTCGATGGCCGTCTGGGCCTGGTCAAGCAATGCGCCAGCTTGGTTTCTCATTTCTTTGGTATCCAATTTGATACTCCTTATCGGTCTATTTGTAATTCAAGGCGCATCCGGGCAAGGCGTAACCGCTGGCTGGCCGTGTCCGAGGCGGTCAATTCAACCGTGTCAGAGGCGGCGCCAACTGGATCGTCCGACATGGATTCGCTGGCTGGCTCGAACAGGATGCCGTCATGGGCGCGGCAGAATGCCTTCGCTTCGGCCTCTGACCACTCCTCGACCGGCATCCGGTAAGACGTTAGTGACCACTCCCCGGACTCCGCATGGCGCCCGAAAAGTATCTCCATTGATTTCCCATCAAAGTCCCCGTCCTCGATGGTCTCGGAGGATGTCCGGAAGCGGTCGAAGGCGTCCGGCTCCAGGATTCGACAAGCGTGGAAGTTGGGATAGGGCTTGATCTCCGGGTCCGGGGCTGTGTATTCGTTCCCCTCGGTGACTGCCTGGTATCGGGTATGAGTCCGGCAGGGCATGAAAACGTCCTCGCCCTCGACCATCATCGAGTGTGACCCTGAACATCCGAGCTCGGTTGCCCTGGCTTCGGCTGCTTCTCTGGTCGCATATGTGTCCGGAGCCTTCAAAGTCTTGGCTGCTATGGTCGATGTGGAGGGCGAAGCCCCACGGATGACGGCAGAGACCTCGACCCAGTCCAGGTTCAAGATACGGCGCGTGGTCTCTTTCCCATTCCGATCGTATGCGACCGCATCACCTTCGGGAAGATTGAAGCCGACGGACCACTCGCGGATATAGTCTCCCGCGATGTTTGAGTACGTCTCCTGGCCGGCTTGGGTATCCATGTTCATCTGCATCCTGGTATATAGCCGATGCTCGTCCCCGTTGCCAGTCTGTTCCGATTGAGCGAATAAGACCTTCCCGACGAGCCGTGATTGGTCGTGTCCGGCCAGGACGGGGATCGGAAGGTTGGCCCGGATGCTGTTATCGAAGGCGGCAGGGTCGATGATATCCCCATCGGCATCCCTGATTCCCATCGTATTCACATACGCCTCAACGATGCCGGCGCGGTCATCCAAGACCTTCGCGTCAGAGATATAGAACTTGTTGATCATGCGGTCTCCTCCGGCTTGTAATTCCGGGGCATCGGTTGCCAGTTCAGCGTCCCGTTGGGATGGTCGTCGATGTTCGCGGCGTCCTCTACGGTGTATATCTGGCCGTTACGCTCGGCGCATGTCCGCCCGTATGGGTCGCCAGGGTCAACATAGTTATCATCCGGGTCGCCGTCTACATCGTCGGCGCGGACATATGAGAAGCCTTGCTCCTTGAAAAAGCCGACGCTCGTCAGGTTTTGGCTTCTCATAACCTCCGTTCTCGCGATGAGCCGGGAGCGGTTCTCGGTCTCGGTCAGGATGGACCGGAGACCTGGGAAGGGAGGGTCGGCGGTCGGGACTCCCCGCGCCAGTTGCGCGATGGAATAGCCCCGTTCAAGGGCGATGGTCACTCCCCGCTGGATGGCCCGATTGGTCGTTGAGTGGATCATCGCCGCCCTGGCCGGAGCCTGGACGAGGACCGACTCCACAAAGGGCAGCCGTTCCGTCCACTCCAACGTCCCGGCGACTCCGGTCGCGTTGATGGCGTCCACCGTCTTCTTGCTCATGCGGGTCATGGCTTGCTCGATGATGGCCTGGAGGTCGGGTATCCCGTCCGGTAAATCCAACATCGAGGGATCAAAGCCCGACGGGAAGTCCTTGGATTCGGAACTGTCGCGCTCCATCCACCGGCCAAGGATGCCGTCCACCCGGTTCCTGAGTCCACGGAAGTGACGCTGGACTTGCTTCGCCATCCGGTCGGTCTCCTCCTCCCGGTCCTCCAGGAGTTGGCGGCGTAATATCCCGGCCCGTCTCGCCACCCTCGGCGCCTTCAGAGCCGGGAGTTCTTCCTTGAACATCCCGATCGGTAAGGACTCCTCGACCGGAGCGGCGCCAACGGCGACCGGAGCCATCGCTCCTTCGGGCACCTCAAATATCGCTGCCGGTATCCTCCGGAGTGCGCCGTCTGCCACGGCGACCAGGCCGAGTTGTTCCCTGGCCTCGTTCAATGTCACGATACCGCCGGCGAACAAGCCGGTCACCCTGGAGGTCATCGCCTCCCGGTCGTCAAGTCCGGACCGCATCTCGGCCCAGTCCACCGTCAATGACTCGTTGCCGGCGTATTCATTAAACATATTCCGGTTGATATGCCGGAGGATTCTGCTGACCATCGGCTCCAAGGTCTCCGAGTGAAAGGCCAGCCGGGCCTCGCGGTAGTTGGAATATGTCGAGCGTTGAAGCCCCACATTGGCACCGACCAGGATGGCCGGGACGCCGAAGACCGCGCAGATGCGGGACTCGGTCAGGTCGTGGAGCTCGGGAAGGGCCATGTCTTTCGGGGAATTAGCCATCGGGACATAGTCGGCATCCTCGTCTAAGATGGCGATCCGGTGGAAGTTGTTCCTCCCGCCGAATTGGGACCGCCAACGGGAGCGGATGGTCGAGGCTTCCTCCTGGGTATTGAGGCGCCGTTTGATCTTGAGAAGCCCGGACGGGACTCCGGCATTCTGGAAATAGACCTTCGCGAAGTCGGTCATGTTCAGATCGAGGTTGACGTTCCGCGCCAGGACTTGGAGGGGAGACAAGCCATAAAGGTCGCCGCCGGGATTCGGCAGCGCCAGATGGCAGATGTCCTCCCGTGGGATGGAGTAGTCCTTCCCGCCGACCGTATAGACATAGCCCTCGGCGCCGTGGTCCCCGCCGATGATCCGGACCCGGTCGGGCCGGAGGTGGTAGAGCGCGGACACCCTGCCGGAGCGGTTGCGCTCCTTGAGGGTATAGCTATTGCCGGCCACCATCAGATAAGTGACCATATTCTCGATGAAGGAATACCAGTCAGAGGTCGGGCTGGGCGCAGAGGTCAGGTCGTGGAGAAGGCCGGAGGTTATCTCGACGGCACCGCCGCCGGCGGCGGGAGCCTGGACGTAGTACCGGG